CGAGAGGGCAAAAGCACTATCTACTATTTGGGTACACTAAAAACGTAGTTCAATTTCGATGTTATTATCCTTATAAACCTTAACTTTGCGGATTATTCTAGACAACAATGCGCGTCGTTCCGCTGGCGTTATAATGCTCCATGATTTTGATAGTTCAGGAAGCTGTTCTTTAATTGCTTGTGCTGAAATAATTCTTTGCTTCTTTATAGATTTGGCCTCTTCAACAATAGATATTTGTGTTTCTAATTCAGCCTGTCGATTTCGTAGTTTATGAATCCGGCCTGAAAGTTGCTCGCTGTCTATATCACCATTCTCATAAGCAACATACCAACGATCAATTTTTTTGTTTATGCTGGCTAATTCTTCTCTAAGCATTTCATTGTCATCCTGAGGATCGTCAATTTCAGAATTGATTTCTTTTATTTTATTTTCTATCTCAACAGGGTTTTCAGCTAGTGAAAATAAATACTCAATAACGGCTTGATTTACTTTTAAAACCTTTTTAAATCCACAATCGCAGCTATCTGCTGTACTCATGTGCTTATAACCGTACTGAGTATAGCAAATGTAATATTGCTGATTATATTTTTTCTTTGAGGTGTTCCAATTATGATTTTTATATCTCATCCTTGCACCGCATTCACCACAGTATATAAAGCCGGTCAAAAGATTATCATCCTCTTTAGCGCGAGGCTGTACATATCGGTTTTTGATCATTTCATTTACAGTAGCAAATTGCTCTTCAGATATTATAGGGTCATGTCTGCCATCATAAATTTGCCCTCTGTGCCTAAGTTTTCCTATATATGCCGGATTCCTTAACATTTGTTTAATCGTTGTTTTGTCCCAATACTTTCCATCGCGTGGAGTCGGAATCTTTTGCTCAGTAAGCTTTTCGGCTACAGCACCAAAACTATATTGACCTGTAAGATACATGTCAAACATAGAACGCACTGTATGCGCCGCAATTGGCTCTATAACGTACTTTTTTAAAGAATCGTTATAAAGATACCCATATGGAATAAAACCGCCTAAATAACGCCCTTGCTTCGCACATTCTTTTTTTGCTACTAATATACGATCAACAATCATTTCTCTTTCGAGTTGAGCAAATACCGACAGCATTCCTAATGAAGCCTTGCCAAAAGGAGTAGACGTATCAAATGATTCACTGATTGAGTGAAAGGCTATGTCTCTAGCATTAAATATATCTTCAATCAGATATAATGCATCTTTTTGACTGCGAGAGAGCCGATCTAATTTAATGACTGCTACATGACCGAACTTATTTTGTTTTGCGTCTTTAAGAAGTTGTTTCATTGCTGGTCGATCAAGGTCTTTGCCAGAATACCCATCATCCATATATACTTTAAATAAATCCCACCCTTGAGCCTTGATATAGGCCATAAGACGCGATTTTTGCGCAGGCAAACTTACACCATGGTCAGCTTGATTATCCGTTGATACGCGTAGATATAAAGCACACATGTTATTCATACTATTTTATCTCCTTTAGTCTGGAGGTGTTATTTTTACATAATTCTTTTTTAGTAAATCTCCCCAGGCTTCTTCTGCAAGCTTTGATATTGGTATCCTTGTTTCTTTGGATAATAATTTTATTTTCGCAATCATATCTTTAGGAATAGTTGTTGTAAAATATGCCCTATATTTTAATTCTCCCATTATATCACCCCAAAAAAACTATAGCATGCTAATTAGCTCGTGTAAGCTAACTAAAGCAGTACGTAGCTGTATATAGCTAAGGCCCAAAAAGCAAATAAAATGGGGTGAATATAAGGTTTTTATGCCTAATAAAATTATGTTATAATATTTTTTGTCGAATATTGTAATTATTTGTCTAAAAGTATTCTCGATAAATTGCAGGAATTATTAATTTTGTCCAGAAGGATAGGTAGCTCAAAAAATGGTGATTATTTATTTATCTTGCCGAATTAATTAAAAGACTTCGTAAAAAAAATGGTTGGACGCAAGCCGAATTAGCAAAACGGATAGGCATTTCCCGCACGGCTATTAGTGACTTAGAGAACGGCGTTAAAACTTCACTGAACAAAAATCAAAAAGCAGGATTAGAAAAGTTGCTTGGAATCGCCATTGAGGAATTACTTAATGATGGAGGCCAATAATATGACTTATGAATATTTTTATCCTTAGCGTACTCCTTGATGGGGTGTGCTATTTTTTATGTCGAAAAATGTAAATAACAGTCTAATTTTCACAGTTGATAGTTAATTGTGAAAGTGGTATGATAAGAATAACGAACATATGTTCTATACGGAAAAAGGACGCTGATAATTAAATGATAAGCACAAAAGAAGAACTTATCTTTAGAATTCTAAAAAGTAAGCCAAAACTAATTTCGTTAAGGGAAACAATAAATCATAAAATTAATATTGCTGAATTAAATAATAACGAGGTAAACGAGCTTATTAAATGTTTTTTACTCGCCTCTAGATAATTTTTCTAATATAGCTTTCCGTTCTTCGAGCGGAAGGCTTTTTATTTTGTCAAAAATTGATTGTTCTTTGTTAGTTAGTTTTTCGTTTCTAGAATTATATTCAGCAACAATAGCCTGAATTAATGTATTCATTGGTATGCCATTGTCATTAGCGTTCTGTCTTAACTTCTCATATTCGGCTGGTTCTAGCCTTAAATTGTATGCTTTTACTTCTTTCTTTACCCTGTTGTTTTTCGGCATTTTATTAACTCTCCTCAAATATCATATTGATGTGATTATAATATCATATCGTTTAATTATAATCAATATAAAATAATATAATTTATTACATTTTTGTAATTAAAATACAGTAAATTACAAAAATGTTGAAAAAAGTATCAAATTCATATTGACTTGTGGTTGATATTAGATTAGTATGAAGTTGACCCCAAGTTCATACTGAAATCAAAGGAGGCGAAAGTTTTGATAAATTCAAAGCCAAAAATTATAAATATGTCTTTACGCTTAAATGAAAAATTAAAAGCAGGAATTGAAAGGAAAGCTAACGATTTAGGCATATCTGCAAACGCGGCTATTTCATTGGCTGTTGATGAGTACATAAAATCACAACAGTTATTTCAAGCAAAAGATTAAAAAGGTAGCAATTAAATATAGAATATAAAAATGATATTTACACGAAAGTGTACATGCCTTGCCGGCATACCTTTTACAGAGGTGATGGAAATGCCAAAGAAAGAACAACCGTACAAAGTTATATCTAAACCACCAAAAGGATATAAACTACCAAATTGTTTCTGGGATATTATGATCCGTAAAACGATTGAACGCATCAATAATCAAATGGATCAAGCTGAACAAGCCGATTAATTTCGGCTGCAATAAAAGTGGACAAGCAGAAAGGAGCAAAAGTATGAACGATTTAATCAAGGTTGACGAATCAGGGAAACCGACTGCCAAGGAATTATATGAGTTTTTAAGTCCTAATGATAAATCTCATTATTCTAGGTGGGCAAAAACAAATATTGAAGACAATGAATTTTATCAAAAAGGCGTTGACTGGTGGGGGTTCGCCACTGTGGCGAACGGTAATGAAACCAAAGATTATAAACTAACTATTGAATTTTCAAAACATCTTTGTATGTTATCTAGAACGGAAAGAGGGAAACAAGCCAGAAACTATTTTATCGAAGTTGAAAAACGGTACAAAAAAATAGCTTCGCCTGAAACTGTATCTCTTCAAGCTAAAGCCAAAAATGCCGAGGCCCGTTTAATCAATGCCAGACGCAAGGATGCTGAATTTTTATTAGAAGTCGCTAAACAATCTAAAACACTTTCATCTGAATCACGTGAACTTCTTACTATTAATGCAGTTGAGCGTATCGCAGGCGAGGGCTTCTTACCACGGCCTAAAGTGGACAAGCTTTACAGCGCAACGGATATTGCTGAAGAGAATGGCCTTTCACCTAACATGGTTGGAAGAATTGCTACAAAAAACAATTTAAAGATTGATCAATACGGAATTACAGTTCTGGACCAATCAGCAAGTAGTGCCAAACAAATACCAAGCTTTAGATATAACGAAGCAGGAAGGCAAGCATTATTGAAAGCCATTGCAGATGCTTAATTTTTTATTAGCGCAAAAGGGCGAAACATTATAGCTTATGCGTATGTACTAGAAATTATGCAAAGGAGGTGAGATAAAAATTATGAAATTGTCACGTCAAGAAGAAATAGAATATTTGGTTCTACTGGAAGACAAGCAGAAAAGGAAAGGCAAAAATGCAGTAAATGATTTTATTTATGATTTCGCAAAATTGAATCTTGAAATTGTTAAAAACCTTCTGGTTAGCGGCGATTATACTCCAGAATTATTGAGAGAACTAAGAAAAAACGCCCAGGCATTACAAAAGTTAATTTAAATTATTTTTTGTGAAGTATATTCTCTAATTCGCCTATTCGTTCAGAGCGTTCTTTATCAGTCATGGATTCGAACGATTGAGTTTTGCAGCAAAGATATATTCGGCGATATATCTCGCTGTAAGCCTCCATTACTTCATTAATACATTCTTTAGCTCCTTCTACTCCAGTTCTTTTTGGTTGTTTGTTTATTTTATTGTTTTCAATTAAGGATACGACAATATCTTTTGTTGCACCAATAACTAATTCATTTAACTTTTCAGATTCCATATTTTCTCCTTCTGCTTGGGCGCAGTAAATGTATTCGACAAAAGGAAACAATTTCCTATGAAAGGAGGCAATCCCTATGAAGCTAAAGCAAACCGGCTTCATTGAAGCCTTGAAATTCAAACGATGGAAAGTTATTGGCAAGGTATTTCAGGAATATGGCCCTCCATTAGTCATCCTAGCTCACCGCCGGCAATGGGAAAAAACGCAAAACTCACGAAGTGCAAAGCGGTGTTCAAACAAAATTCTGCGTGTAGGGAGTTGATAGCATGCAAGCCTTATTGCAAGCGATAGACCAAGGCAAGTATGGTGTGGTGTTTTTGATTATCATTGTAATATTCCTTGGGGCGCAGGTAGTTGGCGAGGTGAAAAGATGGAAATGAATGAGGTCCGTAACGTTAGATTTAGCATGAAGGAGCAATTTAAAGAACAGCCTCACTACGAATTAGATATCTTGCTGATTGTGTTGGCGGCAACTTCTTTTGTTTTGGCATTAGCTGTAAAGCCATAGAAAGGCGGCGTTAAATTTGAGTCCATGTATAACACGACCTGCAACACCGCAGGAATTGGAGGCATTACCACCAAGACCGAAAAAGCCGTTACCCTGTTTTACGAGTCGTATAAATCGTAGGCGAGATTTAAGCAGGGGCTTGCATGTTCGCTGTGAAGGATGGAAGAGATAATGATAATTGAGCGCAAAAAAAGAATCACCTGTGCTACCAACACAGACGATTCAAAGGTAAAACCATCATTTTTATTATAGCACTTTAAGCCGGAAATTCACATTCTATGTTATGCAATCGGTGATTATTTTATTCATGAAAGGAGTCATGATGGGCAAAAAGTTGATTACACAAGTACGCATTACCTGCCCACAATGCGGAGGCCACGGTCAAGTAAAGTCGTTTCGGCGCACAGATGCCCGATTAGTCATGATATGTGAGCAGGCCCATGAATGGATTAGCGAGTGTTGCACATGCCCGAAATGTGGACAACCAAACGGATATTTAGCAGACGGTACTTGTCTGGAATGTTATACGGAAATTTACGAAGAGAGAGGAGCAATTGCAAATTGAAAATTAAAGCCATTAAAATTAATAATTTTTTAGGTATTGATGAATTTAATTATAATCCTGGCAATTTAAACGTTTTTGAAGGGCCTAAAGGTTCCGGCAAGTCTTCAATATTGGAAGGAATTGAAACCGCCGCAAGCAACAACAAGCGCCGGACTGAAATTATCAAACATGGCAATGATGAAGCTACCTTGTTTATTGAAACCGATACTGGCCTAGAAATTGACCGCCGCCTTCGTAATACAAAAGCCGATTACTTAAAATTGCGGCAACAAGGCGAAGGTATCAAGTCAACCGAGGCCGAGTTAAGAAAACTTATATCTGGCGATATATTTAGGCCACTTGACTTTATCAATCTTGATGCATCAAAACAGACTGCAATCATCTTAAGCATGATTAAGATGCAATATTCCGATGAAGAAATTAACGGCTGGTTTGGTCAAGATGTTTTAAGCAATATCAATACATCAAAGCATTTATTGCAAGTGCTGAAAGATATTGAGGTTGCCAAGTATAAAGAACGTGAAGAAGTTAACCGTGAAATTAAGTTGCTGGAAGGCCAAGTAAAAGGCATTGAATCCGAGTTACCGCCTAATTATGACGGTGAGGAATGGAAAGTTTTAAAGGTCCAGGATTATTACAATAAGGTTGCTGAGAAACAGAAGATCAATAATTATATTGAAGATGCAAAACGGTTGCAAGTCAGTATTGAAGAAAAAACTGAGGCTATAAAAGCGGCGGCTGAAGGTGCTAAGTCTAAAATCAAGATCAAGTTTACCGAACAGCGGCAGGATTTGAAAGATATTGTTGAACTTTCGAAAGGTAAAATTGAAAAGGCAAATAATGTTATTAATTCTTCTGCCGACAAATTAGAGATTGAGCAAAACAAATTAACCGCAGCTATGAATGAAGAAATCGCCGCAGTTAAAGCCAAGTATGCAAATAGCGGCAAATTGTTAGTACAAAAAATTAATAATGAAATAACCGAGCAAAAAGAAACTATCAACATTCAAAATCAAAAAATATCTGCAAAAGAACAGGAAATATTGTCATTGTCCGGCCTTGAAAAACAAGAATTAAAGGCTGAAGATATCGCAGCTGAATCTGAAATTGAAAAAGAAAAATTGCGAGTTGGTAAGGCCGCTGAATACTTGAAACAGCATGAAGTAACCGATATTGAACCATTACAGGCCGAAGCTGATAAAGTAGCTGATATGCAAAGCTATCTCCGTGAGTGGGACCGGATGCTTGATATTCGGGACGGTAAGTTGTTCACTAAGAAAGCGTATGCCGATAGTCTAACAAATATTATTGAAACAGCAAGAAATAAGCCTGCCGAACTGCTGAAACAGCACAAATTACCCATTGATGGTATTTCAGTTGATGAAAATTCAATGATTCGGATTAACGGTACTTTGCTTGATGGATTATCCGATGGTGAGAAATTAGAAGCCGCTTTCAAAATTGCTTTACAGCGCATTGGTGAACTAAGAGTGATGTGTTTGGATGGTTTTGAAAAGTTGAACGAGTCTGAGCAAGAAAAAATCATTAAGTTGTGTGCAGACAATGATTTACAGGTTTTTATAAACATTACAAAAGATACCGATAGCGGTAGTTATGAAATTAAGGAGTGCTTATAATGGGCGATATTGCAGAAATGATGTTAGATGGTACGTTATGCGAACGATGCGGCACTCTCATCGGTGAACCAGTAGGATATCCAAGATATTGTGAGGATTGTCAAAGCGAGGATGATGAGTAATGCCTAACAATCTGCAAATTTTAGCTTATGTTCAAGCAATGAAAGACCGTACAAAAGCAAATATTGAACATTGCGAAAGTATCGAACGTATCGGCGGTAAAGCACCAGGATTGTTTACTCTTAAAGCTTATTTAGTAGACATTAATAACCTAGAAAAATTTATAAAAGGTGGTAAATGAAAATGGCTGATAAACAATTAGTATTACAAGAAACTCATAAAAATTTGATGGCATTGCTCACAAGTAAGCAGGAAGCTATGCCAAAGGATTTTAACCAAACTCGCTTTTTACAGAACTGCATGACGGTATTGCAAGATACTAAGGACATTGAAAAATGTCAACCTATTTCAGTAGCCAGAACGTTGCTTAAAGGCGCGTTTCTTGGACTAGATTTTTTTCAAAAAGAATGCTATGCCATCCCTTATGGTTCTTCACTCCAATTTCAAACGGACTATAAGGGTGAAACAAAAATGGCTAAAAAATACAGTATCCGGCCCATTAAAGACATTTACGCCAAGGTGGTTCGTGAAGGAGATTTTTTCGAGGATGAAATTAAAGAAGGTCAGCAGATAGTTAACTTTAAACCATTACCATTTTCTAATAATCCGATCATAGGGGCTTTTGCCATTGTTCTGTATCAAGATGGTGGCATGGAGTACGAAACCATGAGTACGGAGCAAATAGAGGGTATTAGAAATAATTTCAGCAAGATGAAGAACGGTCTAATGTGGTCTAAAACTCCTGAAGAGGCTTATAAAAAAACAGTGCTTCGTCGGCTTACTAAAAAGATTGAAAAAGACTTCGAAAGTGCCGAACAAGCTACGGCTTATGAAGAATCTGCCGATGCTGATTTTAAGAAAAACGAAGAAAATGCTAAACGAAATGCTGTTCCTGATATTTTGTACAAGCAAGAGGAAGTTATTGACGCTGAATGTCGCGAGGTAACAGAAAAAGAATCGTCACCGTTTGATGTTAAGGACGGCGAAAAGTAAATGATTATGCCCGGAATAATTACTTGTAGACAAACCCACGAACGTTTTAGTTGTGATAATTGCAATAGATGGATGCCTTTTGGTTTGATTTATAGCTTTTTAGGCCGGAGTAGCAAAACTCCCTACGTGAACTTACTTTATGCGAAGATTGTTCAAATGCATTAGGAAACTTGCACCATAAGGTAATGGAAGAGGGAAAAGCACATCAATATTCTGAGGATGAAATAACGGAGGTAAAACCGGATGGAACTAAATAGAAAAAACTACTTTAGCCCCGAAGCAGAAAAATTGTATTTAGGCTCAACATCTTTTAAAAACTTTGATAAATACCACGCTGGTGGTTGCGAAGCTAGAGAGGTAGCCAAACGTGAGGGCGAATGGACCGACAAAGTTAATCCGGCGTTTCTATTAGGAAATTATTTGCATAGTTGGTCAAGCGGTGATTTGCAAGAATTTATTGCTAATACTCCTGAATTATTTAAAAAAGATGGTACATTACTTAAACAATATGCAGTAGGCGATACCATGATCAATGTTTTTAAAAACGATCTGGCAATGGCCCAAATGAGGGAAGGCCAGAAAGAACAAATATTCACAGGCGAGATTGCCAATGTTCCTTTCAAAATTCAAGTCGATATTCTAAATATCGAAAAAGGATACTTTGCCGATATTAAGACTACAAAAAATATTCATGAAATGTATTGGAATAACGAGACTAGAGAACGCGAAACGTTCATTGAGAAATACGATTATCCGTTACAATTTGCCATTTATGCTGAAATATTGCGGCAGAATTTAAAAATGGATAAGTACCTTGATTGCTACATTTTAGCCGTTGATAAGCAGGAAGTTCCTGATCACGAAATTATTTACATGGACGTTGACGGCTTTATCAAAGAAAAGCTGGAAGAAGTCGAATCTAAACTACCTCATATTGTAGCTGTTAGGAATGGTGAAATTGAGCCTGAACGGTGTGAGGAATGCGATTACTGCCGTAGCACTAAAAAGATTGTTAAGCCTATACATTGGCTTGATTTGGGGGCGTGAAATAAATGGAAAAGCGATTTTTAAAACTTCTTAATTCCATTAATCGTCCTGGAGTTGGTGAATTAGCCAACTGGTTACTTGACAGCGATTTTTTTAAGGCGCCGGCTAGTACAAAATATCATGGATCCGTAGAAGGTGGATTGTTGGAACACAGCTTAATTGTTTACGATAATTTGACTAAATTTAGCCCTTTGTTTTTGCTTGATTATAGCCGTGATACATTCATTATTTGTGGCTTACTTCATGATATATGCAAAGCGAATTTTTATAAGACAGAAATGCGCTGGCGCAAAGACGAAAACAATCAATGGGAGCAATACGCTACCTATGGCATTGATGATCAATTCCCTTTGGGACACGGTGAGAAATCGTTATATCTTATTCGAAAATTTATTAAATTGTCGGATGACGAGGCAATGGCAATCCGTTGGCACATGGGAGCATGGGGAACAGAGAACTACACGGAAAGACAGACTTTGTCGGCTGCAATGGATAAATACCCATTGATTCTGGCTTTACAGATGGCGGATCAAGCGGCAACGTATTGGGATCAGAAGTGAGGAGATAAGGCATGAACACAAATACAATCACAATTGTTGGTAGGGTTGTCGTGGACTTGCTGAAGAATGCGGGAATCAATTATCTAAAGGGAATGAGGTTGTTGTCATTGGACGGTTACAGAACAACAACTATGAAAAAGATGGCGTTAAACATTACGAAACGGAAATAGTTGCTGAATTTATTGGAATCAGTATTAAGGACAGCAAACAACAGCAGCAAACTCCTGCTAACGGAATTGAATCAAACATTCCCGATAAGTACGCGAAAGATGGAGGCGGAGCCTTCCCAACCGATGAAACAGGAACTTTGAAGCCGAATTAACAACGGTTAAATTTCCTTATGACTTATTAGTTAATAAATGTGTAAAAATTGATGTTAAAGTTTCTAAAGGATATGAGCATGGATATTTCTTCTTTACTTATAATCTTGAAAGCAAAAAGCCACGTTGCGACATATATGTTTTTTACGGGATTAGCGAAAGCAGAGGAAACAAGACGCTGATTATACCAGCAAATAAATTGTACGGAATAAGTCAATTATCTATTGGCTTAGATTCAAAATATGATAAGTATATTGACCGTTGGGACCTAATAAACAAGTTTTGTTCATTTTACCAAAATGTAAGTTAATCACAGGGGGCCTAATCGCCCCACTCAAATAACACTTTAGGAGGAAACGATATGAAATCAACAGGCATTGTTCGCAGAATAGATGATTTGGGCCGCGTAGTGATCCCCAAGGAGATCCGCCGGACCAACGGCATTAAAGAAGGCGATCCAATGGAAATTTACGTTGAGGATAACGGAATGATTGCTATAAGAAAGTATGAAGCTGGCTGCATGATATGCGGCAGTACGGATAACGTTATCGAATTTAAAGATAAGGATTTTTGCAGAAGTTGTATTGAAAAAATTAAAAAGCTGTAAATCGGAGTTGAAACAATGTCAAAGAAATTTAAAGATTATCTAAAAGTGTTAGCATGGGGCGTATTTGTAGCGGTATGTTTAACGGCACTAACAGGCTATACACGGGACGAAGTAAAGTATGTGACAGTAACTTATACCGTCACGAAGTCGGACACGCTACAAACGATTGCAGAGCGATTCATAGTTAAAAACACGGGAACTGTTAGGCAAATTGATGAGTTTCGCGAAGGAATACGGGAGCTAAACTTCGACGTGATCGGAAATGATGAAGTGAAACCTGGCCAAATTTTGAAAATAGGATGGTGGGAAAAGAAATGAGAAAAGAATTTGAAATGACCGAAGATGAGCTTAATAAAATATTGGATGCTTGTAAGCCGGTTCCATATATGATCGTTGGTAATTACGTTCCAACTTCGCCACAAGAAAATGCAAATCGAGCATGGCAAGCACTTGCAAAAGAAAGGGGATTTGTTTGGGATACGGTTCAACCGTGTGGGAAAGGTAATAGATTTTTTACTGCTGAAACGATCTAACCTAACTAAATATAATTGCCTGTATCATTATGAATTTTAATCTAATACAGGCAATAAATCCCCAATTTATTATATGTTAAAAATTAATATTCATGCAAGGAGATAAAAATTATGAAGATAATTGATGCTTTCGCAGATTGGTTTTCAAGCGTAATTGCAACTACAATTTCAAATATATTTTTTGGCTTTTCAGTTGGAATAGGAATGATAATCGCATTAAAAATATATAACCTGTTGTTTGTGAATTGAATAAGTATGCGTAATTTGGAGGTGCAAAAATGAAAATTGACATTCAAGAGATTGTTTCAAATACGATTAAGGAAATGGAAGAGTCAAAAAAAGTTGAAACTTTGCTCAAGGAAAATATTGAAAAGGTCATCAGCTCGGCTGTGAAAGATGCTGTTGACGGATACAAAATCAAACGGATGATCGAAGTTAAAATTGAAAAACAGGTCGGAGAAGCAATCAAAGATGTTGGGTTTTTGGCTTATAACACCTTCGTTGCCGATCAGGTTAACATTTTGTTGCATTCGGTAGTAAAAGAAGATTTGGCAAATAAATTGAGCGAACTGGTTGGAAGTATCTTGCTTAAAAAGCGCGAAACAATCAAGCTATCTGAGATCGTTGCTGAATACCGGAAAATGTATGAAGATATGGACTATGATGAATGGCAAAACTTAGATGACGGTCATTTTTTTGCTGAAATTAACAATGAAGATGATGGTTCTTTCCGGTGGATTACGATTGTTATGGCTCAAAAAGAACAGAAAAAATCCTACGGATATAGTTCATCGCGTGGCGATGATGAAAAGAAAATCAATATGCGGCTGATGGTATATAAGGATGAGCCAGCATCAATCGTTGGTGTTGAATTTGAAGGTGTAAAACTGGATGACATTTCAGCTATTAGAAAGATGAGCGATTTCGAAGCCCTGTTGCTTAACCTGTATTTGAACAAAACAAAGGTTGAAATTGATATTGATGAAGACGACATTGAAACTTATGTAGGAGGATATGAAGATTGATGAAACACTCAATCTCGTACATGAGCAATCATAGTCAAAGCAGGAGCATCAAAGCCGGATAAAAAAGTGCCAGAAAATTGAGCGGCGGGAAGTATGGGAGGATGAAACATGAAAATAGATTATGAAAAACTGCTTGTTGATTTGAAAAAGGCCAAGGTAGCGGCAATTGAAGCTGCAGGATTAGGCGACGATGGTGGGACCGCTAATCTTGATAGTCTTGTATTAAGACTTCCAGGGGCCCGTGAAAAGAAAGTCTTGGAAGTAATACGCACAGCAGGTCTATATTGCCGTGAAAAAGGGGAATGGTTAGGGCCTTGTTATTTCATTAGCCATGGATGCGGTGGTCAAGGTAATAGGAATACGAGGGCTGTTGAAGCAATGGACAAGAGCCTAGAAGCAGCCGGATGGCATACGGGGATTTATTACCGGATGGATTGAGTTAGCAGGCGATTAGAATGACAATTTTTACCGAGGTGGCGATATGCCAGGATGGATTAAGCTTTACAGAGTTTTAATTGAAAAAGCTATATGGACATGTTCAACACCAGAACATTGCAAAATATTAATTACTTTATTGATGATGGCTAATCATGAAGAAAAACAATGGATTTGGAAAGGCAAAAAGTTTGAAGCAAAACCAGGACAATTTGTTACAAGTTTGGAGTCAATTAGAAAGAAATGTGGCAAAGGTGTTTCTACCCAGAACGTCCGTTCGGCGTTAGAGAAATTTAAAAACCTTGAATTTCTAACATACGAAGCAACAAAGACAGGAAGACTCGTAACCATAGTAAATTGGCGGTCTTATCAGTCTAAAGAAGATGAGAGTAACAAAGATAGTAACAAACGAGTAACAAACGACCAACAAACGAGTAACAAAGAACCAACAACTAACAAGAATGTAATAAAGAAAGAATGTAAGAATGATAAGAAAAATACTTTAGGCGATTATACTACTAATCCTGATTTGATCGATTCAATTAATGGCTTTGTTTCAATGAGAAAATCAATCAAAAAGCCTATGACTGATCGTGCTATTAACTTAATGCTTAAAAAACTTACTAAACTGTCAGGCAATGACGATTTAAAAAAAGTTGAAATACTTAATCAAAGTATTATGGGTAGCTGGACAGATATTTACGAATTAAAGCAGCAAAAGTTATTCGAAAATAAATCATATAGCAAAAATCAATCAGTAGATACAATAAATGACTTTTTCACACGAAGGAGTGATAAAGCTGAACATAGAGGATTTGACACCGAGACAGCAGGAAACGGCGGAGATTTTGAAACCATTGATGTATGCCTATCAAGCAGCGAGGATAAGTAACGAAACTATTTGTACCTATGCGATAGCTTTGTCAGATGTTAATAGATCGGCACTGGCGGCCGGAGTTTTAAAATCAATGAAAGCCTGTATCTTTTTTCCCTCTATCGCTGAAATAACAAACAACTCGCAAATAATGGTTGAAGCAGCAACAGGCACGACGAACAAGGGGCCAGATGAGGCATGGAATGAAGTCTTACAGCAGATGAAAGAAGCATTCGTTTATAAAAAGCCTGTATTTAGTACAAAAGAAATTGAATCAGCGGCTTTAGCTATGGGATGGGTTGGAATGTGCGAAACATTAACAGAAGACATTGGAACAATCCGTTCACAGTTTCTGCGGCTTTATGAATCAGCTTGCAAACGCAAAAAAGAAACGCGAGTCAATAACGATGTGCTTAATTCGATGGGAAAGCAGGCAGTAAACAGTTTAATTGATTCAACAACAAAACAAATAGGCTGTAATGAAAAGCCATAAAATAGCCGTCATATTAGCAAAATTAGCTTGAATCGAACAAAAAGTACGTCACGAGTAAAGTTTATAGGCGGATGGTATTTAAAACCTTAAAAACGAATTTTGGAGGTCAATCATGAAAAGTGAAAATCGCGTAAAAGGTTATAGAAAAGGCACAGAAGACTGGAACGCTGAGTATAATATGCTTCTTGATGATGAAGTTACTTGTAAGCAATGTATTCATTGCGAACGTTGCTGCGGAATATTTGGGCAAGAAGAAACAGGAACGCGCTGCCAGTTTTATCCGAACAAATTCAGACAGAAAAATCATGAATAATGGCGTTGGTGAAAAAGTCATAGTTTACGAGCAACTTACAAAAGAAAATTGCGAAATGGAAAAAATAAAATTTTTCTTTAAAGCTTTGTCGGAACCAATACAGGATGAAATTTTGCTTTTAGGCGTAGCGAATTACTGCTTATCACATAAAGACGATAAGTTTTTAAAAGATGTTCACGAAACACTTTTTCCCGGTTCCAATAAAAAAATTTGTGCGGTATGAGTGAACGAAATGAAAGTGGACAAGTTATTTCCATGGAAATTTCAGGAACTTCATATTATCAAATAAGAATAAAAATTCATTTATATACAGATATGGAGGCGGAACAGGTGCTTGGAAATAAATACGAAGAGCCCAAATGCGGAATTTGCAAAAATCGCAAGTCTGGTATTTATCCTAACAAACTGGTCTGCTACGAAACGGAAGAGCACCCTGGCATGGCTGTAGAGGTCAAAGAAAGACAAAAGCCGTGCAGATCGTTTGGAAGGCGGCGAGATCATTGAAAGCTATAACGATATTGCAACCGTGGGCAAGTTTGATAGCCTGCGGCGAAAAGAAAATAGAAACACGGTCATGGGCCACGAAGTACAGGGGCCCGATTGCGATTCACGCGGGGAAGAGTTGGACGACGGACAGACGAGAGCTTACATATCGAGATCCATTTCATTCGGCATTATGGCCGAAAATGACTAAAGAAGAAATAATGCTAAACGGATACGGAAGAACACAGCTTTTGCCAGTCGGGGCCGTAATTGCCGTAGCTGATTTGGTAGATTGCCTCAAAGTTATCGGTAATGTTTCGCTAAAAATAGGTGACCAAAAACAAGTAGTAGCTGTTTTGGAAAATCAGATGAGGGTCACTGGTAATGAATATGAGTTCGGCGACTTCAGTGTTGGCCGCTATGCTTGGATACTTTCGGGTGTACGGTGGTGCATTGATCCGGTGCCAGCTAAAGGGCAGCAACGAATTTGGAATTGGAATGAAAAGTTATGAGTAAGTTGATTATTCCCGGCAGGCTAGCTACAAAGAAAAATTCAAGCCGGATTGTCGGGCTGGACAAGCAGAATCCGAGGCCTGAAATTGAAATCGAGGCGGTGTTAATGTGCCAAAAATAGACGAAGTTACTGCGCTGATTAATTTAATTGGCAAAAAAGATTATGTTAAAGCAAAACAAATTGTCGAAGTCATGATTGCAAATGAGCGACACAATGGCAGGGATATGTCGGCCAGAAAGCTTGCAATGGCCTTAAGAATGTGGGGAGACAACAATTCAAAATTAGTTGAGTTGCCAAGTCAGTTAAAGCCTCTTTTATTTGATTCTGCTAGGCAGCAAAGCTTATCAGAAATTTACTTAGACGATGCAATAAAGGCTGAAATAAAAAAGTTTATCAAAGAGCGCGATAAGTTAGAAGAACTGCGGATTGCAGGGCTTCCTATGCGGAATCGGATATTGTTGGCTGGTCCTCCTGGTAACGGAAAAACGAGTCTTGCCGGGGCGATTAGTAAAGAATTAAAGCTCCCATTCTACGCGGTTAAAGTGAGTGAAATAGTTGATTCTGCGTTAGGTGCAACGATTAAAAATATTGCAAGTGTGCTTGAATGTGCTTCCACTGATAATTGCGCAATTTTTTTGGACGAGTTAGATTCGATTGGATCTAGTAGGGTTGCTGGTGCTGATGGATGTGATCGTGAATACAACAATGCCTTAAATACAATTCTTACGAACTTAGATAGACTGCCTGACACAAGCATTATTATCGGGGCTACGAATTTGCCGGATGTAATTGATAGTGCGTTACTTAGACGGTTTAACTTGAAACTATGGCTTGATGCTCCATCCAATGAAGATGTTTTAAAATACGTGCTTTCTTATCAATGTGATCATGACGTTAATTTTTTTCTCTCAGATACGGACATTGTAAACTATCTTACTGGTCAGCCGTGGTCAAAGGTTGAAGAGTTTTGTTTAGATCATCACCGGACATTTGTTTTAGGAGAAGATAGCAGCGGCGGATCATCAAACGGCTGGATTGGAAAGGCGATGTGAACGATGGCTGAAAAATCTTACCTCGAACAGCAAAAGGAAATAGCTCGTAACGCTTCTGTAATCGCTAACGAGCCAAGAGCTATATATCAGTCACCTTTCGGCGGATATGCGATTAGTACGTTAAATCAAAATACTCATTGTGAATGCGTATGGACAACAGAAGACGAAGAAGAACCGCAAAAGACTCCTGCACAGATTGAAATGGCTGAACGAATCGCGAAGATGGAAAACGAACTGAATTTGTTAAAACAGGGGGCGCAATCATGATTCGTAAATGGACGGAAGAAGAGTTGGAGTTTCTAGATAAAAACAAGGATAAGCCTTCAGCGTATATAGCTAAATTCTTGAATAGATCAGCCAACTCAATAAACAGCAAACGCAATTATGAACCGATAACAAAACAAGTTATTGCGAGACATTCAGACACGCCAGAACGCCGCGATATGTTTAAAAGGCTAATGTACCTTATGAAGGTTAAGTCGTTAAAGATAAACGGAAAAGCGAACATAAATTGGGACAAGTTTAAAACTGCGTTTGGTCAAGTTGAAAATATGATGGGGGCAAGATAAGTGAATTGTCCATATTGCGATGAAGAATTAACCTATGACGATTATTTTGGCAGAATAGCAGCACACCAGGACGGTAAAGTGCTAGGTGATATTTATAAATGCAATAACGAGGATTGCGAAGCGTATCAGCAGAGCTTTTATACGTATCGGGATAGGCCAGATGATTTGCACGAAGGGTATCCATGCTAGATAGGAGTTGGGGACGTGACCGAATCAGATATTATTAAATACCTTTATGCTTGGCATTGCAAACGTGGAGAATTGTTTTTCCCTCATGTAAAAACAGGTTCAAGTTGGTTATATAAAGGCCGACAGCTAAGAATACTGGACGGTTTGGCTATAAAAATTAGTTGGACAAGTCCTGAATTTACGGGCTATGAAATAAAAATCAGTCGCAGTGACTTCTTGCGAGACAAAAAACATAATGAGTATTTGCCATATTGTACAGGATTTTCGTTTGTTTGCCCTGACAAGATGATAAAAAAGGATGAGATTGAGGAGAACATTGGACTGATATACGTAAAAGAAGACGGAAGCCTGCGAACGGCTAAGAAAGCGCCTAGGCTTACACCGGATGTAAACACTCAAAATTATTTACTACGGTATTTGGTATATTATCGTTCTGGTTCGAATCGAGAGCAGATTATGGCTGCTGCTAATCAAGTATCAAGAGAGCGGCGCCGTGCTTCTGAAAAGGAGCGTAAAGCAAGAGATTTTCAAGACAGATTTTACGAATTGCAAAACAATTACTATAACATTCCGCATGAAGTACGTAAACAATATGAAAAAGAATCGTAAAACTACTCAAACAAAGGAGGCGTGAAAGTTGGGTAAAAGTAAAATTGAGTGGTGCGACAGGGTTTGGAATCCGGTAACAGGCTGCACGAAGGTAAGCCCAGGTTGTGAGCATTGTTATGCTGAGCGAATGAGTAAAAGATTTGGTGAAAAGTGGGGACTCCCAGCAGATAATCCGTTTAAAGTTATGACACATTCTGATAGGCTGGATCAGCCGTTACATTGGACAAAGCCGAGCAAAGTATTTGTTTGCAGCATGTCAGATTTATTTCACGATGATGTGCCGGACAAATTTATAATTGATGTTTTATCAGTTATCGCAGAGGCACACACTCACACATTCTTAATACTGACTAAAAGGCCGGAACGAATGTTAGAAATGCTAAGTTATAAAAATGTTGCAAATGATGTTTGGTTACAAACTTCACGCGGCGTAGACGATGAAAAAAGTCCATGGCCTTTAGATAATCTTTGGTTGGGCGTGACAGCCGAGAACCAAGAACAGGCAAAGCAACGTATACCAATTCTATTGCAGATACCGGCAGCAAAGCGATTTGTGAGCGTGGAACCGATGCTAGGACCAGTAAAACTAAGTAGATATTTAAAATGGCCTATCTGCGAACATTGGCGTCCAGACGAAGGCGGCAATCCAAACGAGTACGGAAAATATCATTGGGAGAAGCAATCATTAGTTGCGCGTGGATGGGTTGGCCTTGATTGGGTAATATGTGGCGGTGAAAGTGGGCCAGGAGCGCGGCCAATGCATCCCGATTGGGTGCGGAGTTTACGGGACCAATGCAAAGCAGCGGGGACGCCGTTTCTATTTAAACAATGGGGAGAATGGGTACAGGTTGAAGGTTCTGGTGCATGCGAGCCAACGCCAATTTGTTACTGGAATGAAGAAATTGAAGATTGGAAATCTGGGCTTGCAACACATACACAAAATATGGTTCGCGTCGGTAAAAAGAAAGCTGGTCGATTGATAGACGACCAGCTATGGGATCAGTATCCAGTTCAGGAGGTGTGAACAAATTGATGATATGCGATTTATGCAAGGAAACTTTACACCCGTTAGATGCTCATATGGGATACATTGACGGTAAGTTGGTATGCACTCATATTGACTGCTGGAATGAACATTATGCAGAAGAAATTGAAATAGAAAAAGCCAAAGCGAGGTGATGCCCTATGTCAGAGAAGCTTAGAATGTTAAGTTTGTTCTCTGGTATTTGACCGGAGGTATAGACTTGGCAGCGCAATTGGCTGGAATTGAAACAGTGGCTTTTTGTGAGATAGAGCCATACGCCGTACAAGTATTGAAAAAACGGTTTCCGGGGGTGCCAATTTATGACGATGTGCGAACCGTTACTGCAGAGAGACTACGTAAGGACGGAATTGGAAGAATTGATATTGTCGGCGGGGGCTTCCCTTGTCAGGATGTGTCATGCGCTGGAAAACAAGCCGGATTCGTGGACTCCAAAGGTAGCGTTACTAGAAGCGGTCTCTGGTGGGAAATGCTTCGCATCGCTGTCGATTTGCAATCAAGGTGGATATTGGCGGAGAATGTACGGAACCTACTCAGCATTGCCGATGTTTCAGGACGAAGAGGAGGAACATTCGGACGAATACTCCGAGACTTGGCCGAGAATGGGTATGATGCTTCATGGTTTTGTTATGGAGCTGCCGACGTTGGGGCGCCACATCAAAGGGACAGGGTATTCATCGTGGCCCACGCCGGCAGCACAGGACGGTAAAAATAGTTCATTCCCGCCAAGTCAACTAAATAGAGATACACTTCCCGGTGCAATTATGAGAAATTGGCCAACACCACGAGCGAATGATGCTGAAAAGCGGGGCAACATTGCAAACAATATGCGAAATGGGTTACCCGCTGCGGTTAAATATTGGCCTACTCCGAGTGCTAGTTTACGCGGCGATTGTGCAAGCGAGAGAAATAGAAATACACCCGGGTTGGTATCCGCGGTTAAAATGTTTGCGACACCACAAGCACGAGATTATAGAACTGGGCAACAATCACGTTGGGATGATCCGAATCGATCAAGAAACTTAAACGACCAAATTGGTGGTCAACTTAACGCTGATTGGGTTGAATGTCTTATGAGCTTCCCAATCGGCTGGACTGACATTGATTGTGATGAACCGCAGGAATGGCCTGGGTGGCCTGCACCGCTGGGAGTTGGCAAAATGTGGCGAACTATGGATGCCTCAGATTATTGTGATCGCAAATTTCATTGTAATAGTCGTGGGGAACCGATGCTGTCGGGTCAAGTTAAAATAACCGGAGCAGGTCAATATCCATATGAACCATCGCGAGTAATAACCGGTCAGAAAAATCGAGCCAAGCGTCTAAAATGTATTGGAAATGCGGTGGCCCCAAAACAAATATTTCCGGTGCTTATGGCTATAGCCGAAATAGAAAAAGCCAGGACCTGCTAA